CGCCGTGCTGGAATCGCCGCTCGAAAAAGGTTCTTTGCCCTTCACCCGATTAAAAACGGCATTCACCGTAGCTTTTACCAGCCCTGCAAAATTCACCTCACCTTTCACTGTCAGCTCAGTGCAGGCCAGCTTACTGTCCTCTTCGCTTTTATCCACGTTCCCGCCGCACTCGACCTCAAAAAAGCGCGGGCTATCCCTCAGCGGGTAGTAGTGCAGCACATCCAGAGGGTTCTCGCAGGCGTGCATGCCGGCGTGGCAGCAGTCAGCTTTGTCCTCATGGTAGGTCTTGCCCACCTCGTACTGCTTGCCACGGCACATCATGTTTTTGTCCATGGCCTTGTATGCGATAATCTTTTCACTCATGGGTGTCCTCCTTTCTATCAATGTCGCAGCACAACATTGGACGAATGAACCAGATAGGTCACACCGTCAATCACAACCTGAAGCTGGTCGCCTTCATAGTCGCACCAGCTTTCGACATTGCCCTCGACAATCGTTCCGTCTGGCATTTTCAGCTGCGACCAGTTGTATTCATAGGTCAGGTCAATAACCTGCTTATTGCATCCGGCCATCAGCAAAGCGCTTGCCAATACGGACGCTACACCAACAATAATTTTTTTCATGCTCGTTTCTCCTTTTAATAAAATGTTTAATAAAATGTCTTTTCTTTGCTGTGCCGTCGCTGCGCCTGGCCCCTCCTTGCTATGCCATTGCTGCGCAAATCACGGCATTTCCTCTCTCTGCCATGCCAATGCATCCGAAGCAAAACCTTGCCGCAGCGAATCGTTACGGTGCACCACTTTTCCTTCGCAAATCACATCAGCGCTTTTCTCTGCCATTCCTTCGCGTCGCCATGCTCCGCTCTGCCTTGCCTGTCTGTGCTTCTCAGTGCCGCTGCGTTGCGGTAGGCTGCGCTACGTTGCCACTGCACAGCAGTTCACCTCATAGCCTTTGCCAAGCTTCGCAGCACCTTGCTTCGCCTTTGCCGCTTTCGTTCACGGCCTTCTTCTTGCCGGTCTCGGTCTTGCCGCCGATGCGGGAAAGCATACCGCAAGCATCCTTAAACATGCCTTTGATTTGGTAATCGTAAAAAATCGGATTGCCGTCCGGGTCACGCGGGAAAACGGTCATGCCCTTGTCGGCTACCGCATCAGGGCCAAGAGCCGCCACTTCATCCTCGATGGTTGCAGCATCCGGCGACTTGCTGGCGATGAACTCGCGGGCCACATTGGGATTTGCGGGCCAGGTGCCAAGCACCGGCTCAATAAACGTAGCTTTCACATGCAGTTTTTTCATAATAGTAACCTCCAAAATATATTGCTTACGCCACCCCGTCCTGGTTGTTCTGCTGGGCGGCAAGCTCCATCTGCTCCACGCTCTGCTTGCGCTCCACGCTGGGCAGCATTCCCACGGCCTTGAGCTGCTCATAGATAAAGCGCTGTCCAGCTTCTGTCCATACGGTGGTGTTCTTGGTGTCCCACTCGCCGGTGCTCTTGTGCTGGAACGGCGTGGATTTGCGGTTTTTGGTGTAGCCCTTGCCGCAATACTTTGCGTATAGCACCCACTGCCCGTCGCTGGTCTTGTACTGGATCTTCAGGCCGTGAAGGATGCTGTTGAGCTTCTCGGCGCTCAGGCCGTAATCCTTAGCAAGGGTGGTAGTGGTGCGGCAGTTCTTGCCCACGCACACCGCCCGGGCATACTCTGCATCCGGCTTCAGGTCGTTGTTCTCGGCCAGCAGGCTGCGGTTCACGCTTTGCAGCTCTTTCACTTTGCGGTCTGCAATAAGCACCGCCCGGCGCATTACCGCCTCCGGGCTGTTCCACTGGGCTTCGATGGCCAGAAAATATTGCCGTGCCTGCTTGCCACGCTCATTGCGCTGGATCATGCACAGCTCCTTCGCCATCGGGATGGTGAGCTGGTGGTCATCGAGTGTTCGGCTGACTTTGCGTCCGCCCTCGTCCTGAACCCGCTCAATTTTGAGCGGGTTGAAATCCTCACCCTCGGTGAAGCCGTACTACACCATGCGGGGAAACCAGTCCTTATAGGCCGTCTTGACCTGCAAAAACTCGTGCAGCTCCCGGCCACTCACCGTGGGGCGCTCCGGGTTTTCGTAGCTAACGGGGATGAGATTGTTTAATTCGCTCATGCCGTTTTGTCCTCCTTTTCCTTGATGATCTCGCTGACGGCAGTTTCCATCTTTTCCCGAATGCCGGGAGGGTTGCGCTTGCTGTTCAAAATTAGTGAACAGTAGCTTCTCGAAAAACCAAGATGCTTTGCTACGTCGTCTACTGTAATCTGGTTGTTGTGCATCCGGCCTACTAAACGGCCTGTCCATTTTTCAGGCACTTTCACACCTCCTTTAAAACGCAAGTTGAAACAAAATTGACAACGGCGCACCGATTTGCTATACTGTTCACGGCTCCTAGTTAAACTGATTCAAAAGGAAGGTGATTTCGATGACCAAACTTTTGAGCCAGCCAGTTCCAGACACGAGCAAGTGCGTGAAGCGCTAGGGCTTACAAGGCGGTGCCGACCCGCCAAAGGAAGCGGCGTACCCATAGCCCTGCAAGTTGTTTTTGCAGCTCCGGCGTTACTTTTACGCCGCGCATGGCGAAAAAGACGTGCAAACGCGCATGTTTGCATTACCGCCGGGGTGCAAGTGCGTTCTGGTGACAAATCGGTGAAAAGTCTGTCTGTGAAACAACCGCAGGCAGATTTTTTCTTATCGCCGTGTCAAATACCAGTTGAAAAAGTTTACAAAGTGTGCTACTATGTAATTGCAGAATACAAGTAAAAATAGCTTAGGCGGGTTCCCGCCGGGGCTTTGTGTTTTGTTAACTATTTCAACTGACAAGAGCATTATACAGCTAGCAAAGTTAGTTGTCAACATTTTTTACTAACTTTACTAGCTTTCGTGGATATGCACAGAAACGGAGTGCTGTTATGAGCATTTTTTACGAAAACTATTTGAAGCTGTGTGCTGCTCGACAAGAATCTCCAACTGCCGTGTCGAAAAAAATAGGTCTTTCCAATGCGGCAGCAACTGGATGGAAAAAAGGAAAGAAGCCCTCAGAAGTGACGTTAGAAAAGTTAGCTGTCTATTTTGGCGTTGCACGGGAGGACTTGACCGGCGAGGAGCAAAAAGAAAAGCCCACCCCCGGTGAAGGGAGTAGGCTGGACGTGGAAGCAAAGGCTTTTGCGGAGAAGTTCATGCAGCTGGATGAATCTACACGTGCACTATTTAATAAAATGCTGGATGCCGCAATTGCTGAGAAGCTGGAGAAAAATGGTTGATTTGAAGAGGGAAGAGGAAGCACTTGATTTTCTTCTTGAGATTTACGAAAAGTGCCCGACAGCGCCGGACACGCCGACTCCCGTCTTTGCGGAAAAGTTCAAAGCGGACGCTCCGGTTCTTGCAGACCTGCTGGTTTCGGATGGCCTTGTCGAGATGCAACGCAAAGTCCAACAGAAAGAAAACGGCGCCGTCGTAGTGCCGTGCATGATTCTGACCGCCAAGGGACGGACGTACTTCCTTAAACAACAAAGAGAGCGGAGAATCTCGCGGAAGCAGTTCTTTCAAAGTGCTTCGATTGCGGTCATCTCCGCTCTGCTGACCCTTCTTCTCTCTCAAAGGAGCGAAGAGTCTGAAACTTCCAGCTCATAGGAACAAGGGTCGAGGCTGGTAACGTATATCCCCTTGTATTTGCGCGGTGCTATTGTATCATCGCCGCCAAGGGTTATTGATAAGTATCCGCCAAGGCCGTCTTTGATGCGGAAATGCTCAGTGGGGCACAATTCCAGAAGGTCTGCAAGGGTAACACCTTTATAAGTGACTTCTGTTTTAAGGTACTCTAAAGGGATGCCGACGCACTTTTGCTCCGGCTCCTGTTTGGGATTAGACCGAAAAAGTGCAAAGTCATTGAGATTAAGGAACTCGTAAGCGAGAATCGCAAACATTGCGATAACAAACACGGCGATGATGAAAAGAAGCACATTATTCGACATTTTGCGTTGCCTCCTTTAAGAGTTTATCCACGTCGATACCAAGGGAAAGTGCAATCTTGATTTTCTCAAGTATAACACATTCCGTGGTTTCTTTCATCAATTTTGTGCTATTTTCTTGCACTTTATTTTCCTCCTTTGGCATTTTCCTTGATAACTTAGTTTTTCGGCAGCTGGTTGGCTGCCTATTTTTGTATATGTGAGGTGCTTATTATGGCAAATACTTGTCCCGTCTGCGGCGGCAAGCTGGGCCTTCTGAACCGTGAGAAAAGCGCTGACGGCTTGATTTGCGCCAGCTGCAGCAACTTTTTCTTTTCAAAATTGGGCATCCGAGCAGCAAAGCAACCGACAGCCGCCCTTTCTGATTACTGGGCTGCGTTGGAAAGCCGCCGCAAGGCGTTCAAGGAAACCGATTCCATCTATGATGGTGACGCGCTCTTTGTGTCGATTGACAAACCCAACCGGCTGTTTTGCATTGGACACCGCAGTGGTGATAAAGGCCCTCGCATGATCTACAGCTTTGATGAAGTCGCCGGGTACGAATCAGATGCGGATGACGTGATGGTCACGCAGTCCGTTGGCGGCATTGGCCGTGCTGTGGTAGGCGCTGCCGTTGCCGGGCCCGTCGGTGCGATCGTGGGCGCTTCCACCGCCAAAAGTGAGACCCGGAAGGGACGCAGCAAGGAAAATGTCTCTATCCGCTTTGAGCTCCCTCTGGGAGAGCAGGTCCTTCCGGTCCAGAAGTACCCCGGCGGCACCACGGAGTTTCTGAAGGAATGCACCTCTGGGAAGGAAAAGGCCGCGCAACCGACAACGGCGGCTGGAAGTGTTGCGGATGAACTGCTGAAATTCAAGCAGCTTCTTGACCTTGGTGCCATCACCGAGGATGAGTACGCAGCAAAGAAATCTCAGCTGCTTGGTATGTAAGTTTGTTTACAACCGCATTATACAACTGCATGTTGTTGCAGTCAATGGGTTTGCCCATCACTCTTTTTGATGGGGTGAATCGAATTGTTGCAATTTTTGCAATAATTCTCCTGCTCCAGTCTCTGCGCCGCCGGGCGTTTTGGCCGTCATATGTAATGCGTGCAGTGTATTGATCTTGCGGGCGGCGTACATGGTGGCAAGGGCTTGCTGCTCCGGGGTCATATCAACGTAGCAGGCAAGCGCGGCGCGGATGTGCGTGCAAAAGTGGTTCATCTTCTCCATAGTCAGTCCTCCCAAGGCTGTGGTGTGCGGTCGGTTCCGGTCAAAACGGTGGCGGGCATGCCGTCGATGATGGTCATTTCGGTTCCTTTACCGTTTCTTTGCTCAAAATCCATTTTGTTTTCCCCTTTCTTTTGTGCACATTTATGTCTTATGTTCCAAATTCTACCATGCGCCGTTGGAAAACAAAATACGGATATTTTTTGTCGAATGGCGCAGATTTTTTCTGCGCCATTTTCTGTTAAAAACACGTTGGTTTTATGGGGGCGAAAGTATGAGTTATTTTACGGCGAGCCAAATCGGGAAAGCGCTTGCAAAAGCACGGGTGTCTGCTGGCCTGAGTCAAGTGGAGATCGCAAGGCGCATCGAAAAAGGAGAGCGCACCGTGCAGAGCTGGGAAAAAGGCTGCACCAGCCCGGACAGTGACGAGATCATGGACTGGTGCGCTGCGTGCGGGGTGTCCCCCATCACCGTGTTTATGGAGATGCTGCACCCAGATCTGTATGCGGTTTCCGACAGCGAAAGGCTGGAAGATTCTGTAGATCGGGAGCTGCATCTGCTGATGAGGGCTCTGCCGCCCATCACGAAGCGACTGCTGCTTTTCATTCTGAAGGGCCGACACGGCAGCAGTCCGCCCGCGGTGATCTCCGAGATGGCAGCAAACCTGCACTGCCCACTCAACAACCGGGTCAGCGTGTGCGGGACCATCATAGACCAGTATACCTATGCGCAGATTGCTGGCCTTGACCCATGCCCGGACGCTCCGCATCCTCCCATTAACGACCTGAAAATCAACTACAAGGCCGGAAGGGCCGCTGCTGAAAATGGTGCATTCGGATATATCGGGCAGAAAAAGGAGTAAGCCATGAAATGCGTGAGACCATGCTGCCGGAAGGAAATCCCGGATGGTGCTTCTTTTTGTCCGTGGTGCGGAAAGAAACAGCCGGAAGCCGCCCCGCAGCAAAGAAAAAAGCGCCGCCGTCCAAAGGGCAGCGGCAGCGTGTATAAACTGAACGGGACGCGGGCAAGACCGTATGTTGCACTCACAGCCAGCAGGGATGTTCTGGGAACGTTTGAAACGGCAGGCGAAGCAGTACAAGCGTTGGACGCTTACAACGCCCAGAACACCCCCGCTGCGCTTCTGAAATGCACCTTTGCAGATGCCTATACCCAATGGAAAGCTCAGCCAAAGTTTCAAAAGCTCAGCACGGACATGCAAAAGGGGTACGAGCTGGCCTATGCAAAGGCTGCTCCGCTATACGACCGACAATTGCGGGACTTGAAAGCGGCAGATTATCAACAGGTCATTGACGCAATGGTGGAAAAAGGGCTCTCCCGAAGCTCCTGTGAAAAACAGCGCACGCTTTTTAGCCAGATCTGCGAGTGGGCAATGGCGCAGGACATCATAAACAAAAATTATGCCATGCTGCTGCAGCTCCCGGCGGCTACAGGAAAAGCGGAGCGCACTCTGACTGCAGCCGAGATAGAGCAGATCAGCAGCCGACAAGACGACCCGAGGTTTGGGCAGACGGCGCAAATCGCAATGGTACTGCTTTATACCGGCATGCGCATCGACGAGCTGCTTTCCATGCGCTGCGAGGATGTGCATCTGAAAGAGCGGTACATGCAGGGCGGTGAAAAGACAGAAGCGGGCAAAAACCGCATTATCCCGATTCTTGAACCGATTTACAAGACGGTAGCTTTTTGGATGATGAACAGCGGGTGCGAATGGCTGATTCCATCCAAGGCCGGCACAAAGCTGGATAAGCGCAACGTGGCTACAAAGTTCCGGGCGTTGATGCAGGAATGCCATATAGAGGGGGTGCACCCGCATACTCTGCGTCATACGGCCAGCAGTAAAATGGTGGAGTGCGGTCTGGAAAAAACCGCTGTGCAGGCAATCCTCGGTCACAAGAATTTCTCCACCACGGCAAACAAGTACGTGTCACACAACGACCCGACATATTTGTTGCGGGAAATGCAGAAGATGAAGTACTGACTTGTTAGACTGTTTGTTAGATTATCACACGTTTTCAGGTGTTTTTGCACAGTTTCAGCAAAAAGAAAAGCGTATAGGAGACTTGTTTTTATCGCCTATACGCTTATTTTTGGAGCTGGTGACAGGAGTTGAACCTGCAACCCACTGATTACAAATCAAATTTATTTAGCGTTTCAACGTGAATAATTATCAATTTGTCAGCTTCCTGTTAGATTATGCATCCCGTGCCAAAACGCTGAATCTTATGTAAAAATAGCACATTCTATGTCTTTTTACAAGTCGCTTATCTTCCGCATCACTAGCTCATACTCTTTCGGGTACACCAGCTTTATTGCCTTCATGTGCTCGTCAAGCACCTGCATCAGACCGCCGAAAGGAACAGAGCTGGCAGCCGTCACAAAGTCGCTTTGCGGTTCCGTTGCCGTGGAGTACGCCGCCCGGTAATCCGTGGGCGGCAATGCCTGGGTCTGCGTTTCACGTGCCTGCTTTTCTTCCAGCTCGTCCCGCACAGTGCAGAGGGCGGCAAGCTTTTCCACGCTCTGCCAGTCCGTTGAACCACATTTCAGCTTGTGAATGTGGGTGTTGATCTCGTCAATGTCCATGCCTGCCGCCCCCTTTCTTATGCGTTGCGCAAGATGTCAGCGGCCCGCTTGTATGCATCGCGCTCTGCGCCGGTGGCCTCCTGCATCATGTCCTCGATGTCAGAGATCATGCGCTCACGGCCATCCGTGCGGGAGTAATGCCCACGAACATAGTGACGGCCTCGGTTGGCATAGCTGCTGCCCCGGTTGTAACCGTTTCCGGCATCGTGGCCGAAAGTCCCGCGCATGTCAGCAGCCCACTCGCCCGCACGACTGTACTCGCCGCCCTCACAGTAATCCTCGATGCGGTGGATGTCCAAAATGATATCCACAATCTCGCCGATCATCTCAACATCACCCGGGGAACGGTTCTTTTTGTTGGTCAGTTCCATGAGCTCGTCGCACATCTCATCCTTCAGATGATTCAGTTTATCCAGCATGACTTTATCTCCTTTCTTATGCTACCCGCTCAACGATCAGGTTGCTGTTTGCAATGCTGACTGCCTGCGTACTGGTATTTTTAACCGCCACGGTCACGCAGCAGCCGCGCGGCACCTCGATGAACGCGGCCACGAAAACGTTGAAGTAATTTTCGACTGCCGCCGGGGTGACAATGGCAGTCGCACTGGTCAGCGACTCCCCGCCGACAGCCAGCGCCACGGAAACGGGCCCCACAGTGCCGCCGGTGGGAATGGCGACATTGCCGCCAAAGATTACCTTGAAGCGGGCCCTGCACTGATTGGTCAGACCGCGCAGGGTCACGAGGCCGCTGCCCTCACGGTGCATGATGCAGGCAGGGGCTTTCACCGCGGTCTCGGTCAGGGGAAGGTTTTCACCTGCCGCCACGCTGACGGTGTTAGAGTTGCTAAATTCAGCCATTTTATCGGCTCCTTTCATAATAAAAACGCCGGGACTGCTGCCCCGGCGCTCTGGTTTGCAAAATCAGCTCAGGGGCTGAACAGACTACATACAATTTGCAGTCAGTTGCCGTGATTCGGTTATGCGCAGCCGTTACAGCCGCATCCGGTGCCACAGTTACCGTACTGGTACGGCGCAGGAACCGGGAAGGCAGGAACGGGACGCGGGTTGTAGTAGGCCAGCTGACCGCTCATGTATGCCTTGAGAGTCTCATTCTGCGCCGCCTGGGAAGCTGCAAGCTGTGCTGCGAACAGCTGCTGACCCTGCTCAGCGATCTTTGCGTCCTTTGCCTCGATGCGCTGTGCGGTCAGGGCGTCAAGGATGGCGCGGGCGTTCTGGTTCTGGTTGTCGATGATGTCCCGGGTGGTGTTCTGCACCGTGTTCCGGGTCTCGCAGGACTGGGTGGCCAAATTGTAGTTGACGCCCTGAATGGCAGAGCGGTTCTCGCAGCAGCACTCCTGCTGCTGCATCTGCATGGCAAACAGCTGCTGCATGAACGCCGCCTGCTGGTTTGCGCGGCTGATCTCTGCGGACATAAAGCCGTTGTTCACGGTCTGCTGCACGCCGTTGACAAGCTGCGCCTGCTGGTAGAAGCCATCACACATGCCGTTGTTGATACCATCCATCTTGCGCTCGATGTTGGCAAAATCGGAGGTCAGGACGTAGCCGTCAACGACACCGGCACCGGTGTTGCCATTGCCTCCCCAGTTGCCTCCCCAGCCGCCGCAGAAGGCGAACAGGAACAGGATGATGATCCACCATGCGCCATCATTGCCAAAGCCAAAGCCGTTGCCGCCATTGGTGTTTGCGGGCTGAACAGGCATGGTCAGAACCGCAGAATCGGAAGAAAGAGACATTTTTGTACTCCTTTCGTGTGTTTTGAATGATTTTTATGCTTGAACCGTGGCCACGGTTACGACTTAATGAAGAAACTGCTGAAACTGTTTCGCCATCGCCTGTAATTGGTTCAGCTGGTTTTGTGACATTTTGCCGGATTGCAGCAGCTTTTGCACTTCTGCTTTTGGGTCGCCTTGAAAGTTTGCACGGAACCGCTGGAACTGCTGCATCAGCTGACCAAACTGACCCATAGGGCCGGACATGGCGGGCATACCGCCGCTCAGAACGTTAAAAAGAGGGTTTGACATAATTACTTGGCCTCCGTTTCAGGCTTTGTGGGCTCTTGCTTTTCCAGCGCCGCACAGCGGGCTGCCAGCGCGTTAAACTCTGCCCGGGTGACAAACTCCACGCCAGACTGCTGCGCCGTTTGTGGCGGCGTTTTTGCGGCTGTGGTGCGCTCCTTGTAGTCAAACACCCGGAGGGGAAGCGGCATACCGCTTGCATCGGTGCTTTTGATGTAAAACGCGCTGTTTTCGCTGTCCATCAGGAGCACGCTGTTTCCTGCGGCAACCATGTATGCTTTTGCGCCCTCCTCGCCCTGCACCCAGATGATGGAGGGCGTAGCCTGTGCTGTCTGGGCTGTCGGCTGCTGCATCATGGGAGACTGATAGCCCACTCCCTGCCTGAGTTGAGTGAGGTTGTCCGGCATTGGCTGGCCGTAGTATGTCGGCATCTGATACGCATACGGATTGTAAGGCATCGTTTACTCCTCCTTATACCAGTAGTAAATCGGGCATTCTGCGCCACTGTCCCAGCTGTCCCACCACTCGCCGTCGATCACAGTCAGGACGTGCCCGGAGCAGCCAAGCACATACACGCCGTGCGGGTACTCCCGGGCAAAATCTGCCACGGTGTAACAGGTGGTGCAGTCTGCCTCCACCAAACGGCGCTTAAACCCGCGCTTTTGAAGGTACGCGCCCCATGTGCGGTTTGCGCTAGGCATATCGCCGAGGGCAAATCCGGTCAGCGCCAATCCAATGTAGACCTGCTCCCAGCTCTGCCCTGTGGCAGCCGCTACAGCACGCACGGCGCAATCTCCGACGCTGCTCCCGTGAGGGTTTGGGTTAAATTTGCGCCACATCGGGACCGCCCTCCTTTGCGCCCAGTGTAGCAGAGCCGCCCGGCGGGAGAGGCAACGAGCGACCAACGAAGGACAAAAATGCTCTATTCTGCCAAAAGAAAAAAAGTGCTCATTGAGCACAAAATTTTACAAATAGGCTTGACTTTTGCGCTCAATGAGCGTATAATAAAGACAGTGAAAGACACCAACACACAACAACATGGAGGTACAAAATTATGAGAAACGCTATTGAAATCGCCGCTGACATCCGCAAGTCCGATGTCTGGGATTGCGAGCTGTGCACCGAGCTGTGCAAGGCAGCTGACATGGAAGAAGAGTGGGAAGCTGCATCCGCTGGCGATTACGACTGGAACGACCCGAATCGCGGCCCCTCGTTTGAAGAAGTCGTTGAAGCCGCCGCCGAAAAACTGGGCGTTGAGATCTACTAAATAAAAAAGCCCCGTCAAGTGCAGCGAACACCTGACGGGGCTTTTGTGAAAGACGTACCATGGAGGTACACGAACATATTATCATGCGAAAGAAAGGAAGTCAACCATGTATAGCAAAGCAGAACTTTTTGGCATGGCTGCCAAGCAGCCGAAAGAAGTTTTTCTCGGTAACGTCACCCTCAGCATCCCGGACGATTCCGATGGCTGCGCCGATCTGGACGCCGAGACCGCCCGCCTGTCCCATCTCTGGGACGTCTCCCGCATGAGCGTGCGGGAGATGGTGGTGGCATCCGGCATCAGCCAGACCGCCTTTGCAAAGGGTGCGGGCATCCCGCGCCGCACGGTGCAGGGCTGGTGCCTGGGCGAGAGGGAGTGCCCGGTGTATGTACGCTTCCTTCTGGCCGAGCACTACGGCCTGATCTGAGGAAAATGTTATGGCAGAAGATTTGACTGGAAAGCATTTTGGAAAGTGGACGGTACTTGCGCCGTCTGAAAAGCCGCACTACTACACATGCCAGTGTGAGTGCGGAGTGGTAAAAGACGTGTATGACAGCTCCCTGCGTCTTGGCAAAAGCCGCAGCTGTCTGTCTTGCGCGAATCGAGGGCAAAAGCCAGGCCTGACAACCGCAAGACTGAAAAAGGCAAAGGAAAAAGAGGGACACGTCATCAACGGATGGAAAGTATTGGAAGTTTTGCCCGAAAAGAGGTCAGGTCATTTTCTGTGCCGTGCTATTTGCCCGAAATGTGGGAAGGAAACCACCGTAAAGATCACAAGGCTTCCTCTGATCCAGCATTGCGCAGATTGCAACAGGGACATTGGAGAGAAAACCGGGGCAATTCACAGCACAGCTTACGCGGGTGGCTCTTCCCTTATGTCGATTCGCACAAGGGCGGTCGGAGGCCATATCAATAAAAATTCCACTTCTGGCGCGAATGGTGTGTGCAAAGACTGCCACGGTCGATGGCGTGCATATATCAATTTCCAACGCAAGCAATATCATCTCGGCAGCTATGACACAATCGAAGAAGCCGTTGCGGCCCGCAAAGAGGCCGAAGAACTGATCTACGCCCCGTACCTTAAAGAACATGAAGGATGGGAAGAAGAACTTTCCAGCAGGCTTGAGGAATTGAAGAAAAAGTAAAAAAATCCCCCAATGCTCCAAACGGAACACCGGGGGATTTCTGCGTCTCCCGCATGGTACGCACTGTAAGTAGGCGGGTGGGAGACTGGTCGGCGCCTATCTGGCAACCGCTTTTTTCATTCCCAGATAAAGCACTGGGCTAGCTGGCAAATATCCACCCTAATGCGCTTCTTCGAAAGGCCGGGTGGATTTGTTGAGATAATTATACCACAATTCATGCAAAAAGAAAAGCGGCAAGCTCTGGAATAACCTGCCGCTTTGTTGCGTTTGTAGAATCAGCCTTAAACATGCGTCCTACATACACTCGGATCGTAAAAATATTATATCACACATTCAACATTTTTTCAATGCCTTTCAGCCGGTAGCCTACCGCCGTCCGACTATAATGTGTCTGTGCTGCAATGTCCGGCAGCGGGAGCCGCTCAACGTACCGCAGTAAGGCTATCTTACGGTCTACCCTCCCAAGCGGTGCGTTTTTGATGACGGCGGTCATCTGCTGTCGGTCAAGCCTTTGCAGCGCAGCGGGCAGCACTACACGAGCCGCCGCCACAGGCAGCACCGAGCCAGAAGGGCTGCGGGAGCTGTCCGGCGTTACGCACCATAGTGCCAAGCACGGGAAACTGGGGACGTTTTGTCACCATTTTCGTGATGTCACGAAATTGCTCTTGTGCGGCGTACATCCCGGTGACGTCACCGGGATGGCGGTATGTAGTGCTTGCCATGATATCCTCCTTACAGTGTGATTTCCTCAGTGTTCGCCTTGTCCTCCGCATCCAGTGCGTCATAGTACGCTTGCGCCAGAGCTTCCACCTCTGCGATGTCGTCCTCGGTCAAAATGCCGTTGTCCAGATGGGTGTATGCTTTATCCAGCCAGAACGCAACATCGCGTCCTGCTGCAATTTCCCGCTTGATGCTGCGCAGCGTCAGGTCATGGCGAGATCTGCTTTTAATTGCCATATGTACCTCCTTATGTGTTGGTCATTGATGCCACAGCATCCTCAAGGTCAGTGATGCGCTTGATGGGGTCTGCTCTGCCGGTAACGGTTACACTATTCGCGTCGGTCAAGACTGCGTTAACACCGGAGAGCGCGGGGATGGGCTGTGCGCCTGTCACGGTAAACGGCACAGGCTCTGCGAGCTTGTAGGCGATTTGCACGGGGGTTCCGGCGGCGTACTGGGCGGCAAGGTAGGCTTTCAACGAAGCAACTTCATGTCCCGCTGATATATCGGGCAGCAAGCTATTCGGCACGCAGTACATAAAATAGTACGACATTCCGACTGTAGCAAAGCCAATTCCAACATCTCTCCCACCCCACACATCTTTGGCCGTTGCCGGTAAATGGCTGCAAATGCCTTTTACGTTTATGTGATCATAATCGTTAATGTCGTATGTATAGAATCCTGTAACAGCAGGGTTGTTAGCATTGAGTCCCCATGTGCCCCATGATTCTGTCCCATCCAGCGTCACCAGTTTCCACGTCTCCTGCCCCTCTCCCGTCACTGCATCTACCTCGCCGCCGTAGATGGTGCGGGGCAGGGTCAGGGTAGCGGTTTGACCGGTGTACCGCTCAAAGTCTCCCGCAGCAGCGCCCGGCACAAGCGAAATCCCGGTAATATTCCCGTCAATATTGCCATAATTCACAACAGCAATCTTTTTTATTGCAGTTTCAAATGTGGTAGTTGTGCTTGTTTCGTTTTGCGCTCTCGGCACAAAATATTTCTCTGTTCCGTCTGCCAGGTCATACTTGATAAGTGCAGCTCCGAGCGCCTCGTCACCCGGAATCACATCAAGTCTCACGTCCATGGTATATTGCCCAGCGGGCAGCGTCCCGTCGCGCACAACAACGCTTGGCGAATTTTTATAGATTCTAATCGGAAGCTCCGGCATACTATCTAGCAGATTCTCTCCGCACCGTTCGACCGTCACGCTATCCCTGCCCTTAATCGGGCGGATGTTTTCGGGGCTGGGTGTTCCGCTACCTTCCTGCGTAGGCTCCCAACTGGCCACCACCCCCAGCGGATAATTTTCCACAGGGTAGCACTGCACCGGGTTCCCGGTCTCCTCCATCGGTGGGCAGAGCATATCCACGATGTGCTTGCTGCTCCATGCGTCGGGCCCCACGGCGGTATCATCAATTTGTATGCCATCTTTGCCGTTTGCACCTGCCGGGCCGGGGTCGCCTTTAGGCCCCTGTGGCCCAGTGTCACCTTTTTCGCCCTGCGGCCCCTGCGCACCCTGCGGGCCGCGCTCGCCCTGAATGCCCCGCGGCCCTTGTTCACCACGAGGGCCAGTTTCACCCTGCTGGCCAGTGGCTCCGGTAGCGCCTGTGGGGCCTTGAGGGCCACGCTCACCCTGCGGGCCGATGGGGCCAGTGTCGCCCTTGTCACCCCTCTCGCCTTTGAAGTCGCCGCTTGCGATTCCGTCCTTCAGCTCCTGCAAGCTGTCAGCGGCTTTCTGAGCGCTCTGGGCTGCATTGCCAGCACTGGTGGCTGCTTCACTGGCGGCGGTCTGGGCGTCGGTCTTGGCCTGCTCTGCGGCGGTGGCATCGGTGTGCACGGCATCCACCAGCTGCTGCCAGGCAGGTGTGCCAGGCTCCGGCATGCTGCCGTCATCCGTGCCGGAGTTGGCAGCCACACGGTAGCGCAGGTCTGCACTGGTGACGGTGCGGGTGCCATCTGAGCCCTCAAAGGTGATGCAGCCATTGCCGGGTTGGGCGGTCACGCTGGCGGGCACGTCCACATAGCCGTCCACCACCAGTGAGGATTCCGGGTCTTTGCCGTCCGGCACGTGCCAGAACGCCCGGATGGTCAGGCCCTCCCACTCGCCAGTGGCACTGACGGCAAGGCAGTACACGCCCCGGTTCTTGGTGTAGTCAAAGCGCACCAGCTGCTCATAGCCCGGCACTTTGACGACGCCATTGGATGCGAGAGATACGCTTAGCTCGATCATGAATTACTCCTTGTTGATGGTAGGCTTCTTTTCTGCCAGTGCCTTCTTCATCAGGCTCACGGCCTTTTCAATCACCGCGTCAAGCACTTCATCCGTGATGATAGGCTTCAGCCATGCAGGGCAGGCCGCACGCAGCGCGTCAAAGACCTGCTTCTTTTTCTTCGCGCCCTGACCGCTGCCCATGATGCTGTCCTCGGCCTTGCACACGAGGTCATAGGCCAGATCTTTGACAAGCTGCTTATAGCCCATGCGGATAGCGCCGACAGCTAGAGCCACAAAGCCAACAATGATAAGAACGATTGCGACGGGTGCGGGGATGAAATTAAGCATTGCTTCCATGTTTCGTTACTCCTTCCATGAGGTAATTATCGATTTTTTCCTTGCTGGCCTGCATAGCGGGCACGTTGTTTCCGGTCAGCTGTGCTTCCAGCAGGGCACGAACGGCTTCAAGCGTCAGGCGGTTTACTTCGTCGATTTCCCCGAAGCGGGACAAATCGCGCCCAAGCGCCAAAGAATGTTGCGCATAGCCCGTTTCTAACGTTTGCAAGCGCTTGTCCATCTCGTCAAGCCGCTTGTTCTGCGCATCGTCGGGGGCCTGTGCATTTTTGACGTACTTGTGGATGATGTCCAGCACCTTGTCGATGGTGATGACCGCAGCGCACAGGCTGCCCAGGATGCCCAGCACCCACAGTAGAGCTTCTTTTTCGGTCATTTGCCCTCCCGGAGACGGGTCAGGCCCTTCTTGCAAATGATACTGGTATAGTCCTTGTAAGCAATGGACAGGTCAACATTGCCTGCAACGCCCGGCACGCTGCCGGAGCTGGTATGCTGCCACATCCCATAGGGGTATACCGTGGCGGGCTTCTGGCTACGGTAGGCCGCCAGCCACACCACATAGGGCTTGAGGGCCGCGCCGGTCATGTAAAAGTGCTTGTCTGCATAGCTCAGGTAGGTGTACAAGATAGAGTAAAATCCCCAGTCCTGCACCGTTTTCAGCTCGTAAGCAGTCAGGTCGGTCAGCACCTCTTTGCTAAGCTTCGCGGGCAGCGCGTCCTCGACGTCCACAGCCACCGGCAGGCGCAGCGTCTTGCCGATCAGGGCGCTTTTCAGCAGGGCCAGCTCCTTGTCAGATTCTGCCCGGTTGACGGCCTTAAAGTAGCCATACACGCCCACCGGGATGTCCAACCGAGTGCACTCCGTGTAGTTGCGGGCAAAGGTAGGGTCCAGATACGGCTTGCTTGCCTTGCCGTCTGCACTGTTGCCCATGGCCCGCAGCATCACGCCGTCAATTTTTCCGCTGGCCTTGACCTTGTCCCAGTCGATGTTGCCCTGCCAGCGGGAAACGTCCATGATTGTTTTACTCATTTAAGCCTCCTTGTTCTTATTGCCGGTCTTGTCCTCCAGCAGCTGGGTCAGCTCCTTGTACTCGGCCTCGGTGATGCGGCCAATGGCGTAGAACACGTCCAGCTTGTCCGCAAGGCCAGTGGTCTGGCCGCGCTCGATCAGGCGTTTACAGATACGATACAACATAGTTTTTACCTCCTTATGTGGTGGTGTCAGTGGTGGTGTCGTCGGTCATCCCCAGTTCCAGCATGGCGACGCGGTATTCATGATCTACCGCCAGGGCGTCCGTGTCCGCCTGGGCGGCCTGCGTCTCGGTCAGAAGCTCTGCCAAGGTGGGGTAGTGGTAGCCGGTGAATACAACCGATACAGTATTCAGCGTATTGGTAAGGGTACATTCAAGCCTTTTTTTGTCGGCCGAAAATAATACTGTGACCGTGAGACTTCCCACGCTAGAAATGTGAGCTTCATATGTCATACCAGGGGTAAGATTAAAATCAGCTTCGTTTACGCGGAGGTTAACGTAATCTACACCGTCCTGAACGTTAATTGTCTCAGTTTTTCTCCTCCCAATCGTTGTTTTTCCGCTCCACACCAGCCGCGCCTCCGACTTGACCGCCACACTGGCCGCGATGGTGTCATACAGCGTCTTGCCGCTCAGGGTGCCGTCCGCAGCGATGTCCAGATAGTCGCCCACCTTCACGCCGCCCAGCTGGTCCGCCGTAGCAGGCGGCAGGGTGTACGGCGTGCCGAACTTGGCGTCGGCCTGGGCTTTGGTATACCTCTGAGCCAGGGCGTCGCCGGTCGCCTTTGCGTCAGCCGGTGCACCAGATACGGTCAGGGTCGTGTCAGTGGACACGATAACCTTTGCGTCGGCGGCACTCTTTGCAGCTGCTTCCTCGCTGACCTTTGCGGCAGATGCACTAGACGCGGCAGCAGTTTCACTGGCCGCTGCTTCTTCGGCACTGGAAGCAGATTCCTCGGCTTTTGATGCCGAAATACCTGCCTGCTCTTGCGCTGCGCTTATGGCGCTTGCAGTGGCGTCTTTGACTGTCTTGGCTGCTGCTGCGGCCTGTGCTGTGGCAGTTGCCGCCGCGTTTGTGGCTGTTTCCGCACTCTGAACAGCTTCTTCCTGCCGCGCGATAACAGCTTCGCCATACTGCTTCACATACTCAAAGCCCTGTGCAAGGGCTTCCCGTACTTCCACGCCGCGTTCTGCATTGCGGACTTCGGAAATTGCTTCGTCAAATGTCTTATCCAATTTATCACCCCTTTGCGGATGCATAGCCCTTCAGCGATCGGCTCAGGTCATAGGCGTCACTGGCTTTTCGTGCGCTCAGGGCCTGCAAGTCGCTGACGCTGGAGAAATCAATGCCCAGCGTGAATTCTTTTTTGTCCGGCGCGTCCAAAGGCTCCACAAGCTTAGAGCACAAAAGCCAGGTGTTCACCCCGTGCGGGTTGGAGTAGATGTGTGTCATCTTGCCAAAGCCAAGGCGGGCGATATCCACGCCGGCATCCTTGAGGTCCACAGCCTTTACCGTGATTCCGTCAAGGTAACGCAAGTTTTTGGACAGCTCCGCGTTTGCGGCATCCAGAAGCGACTGCGTTGTGTTTTCGGTTCCGTCCTGCACAATGACCCGCGCGATGATGCCAAACAGCTTTTGCGCGGTGGCGTCGTTAGCGGTTGCCGTGATGGTGTTGGTTTTCTCCCACAAAAACCAGCCGGATTTCTTTTTTCCGACGGCAATGACGCGGGTGACAATATCCTCTGCTTTGACGTAGCTGCTCAGGTCGAGCAGGTTTGTGCCGAATGCGATGGGCTGCCCGTTTTTCTCCTGCACTTCCCGGACGTAGTCCAGATACCGGGCCCCGTTTTCGTGCCGGACGATCAGATAACCGCCGTATACATCCACAAGCTCATTTTGGATGACATCCCATGTAACGCCAAAATTTCGTCCATCGCCAAAGGTGTACCGTGGCGCAGAATCGTAACGGACCACGGAAGAATCCGGCAGGGCTGCACCGTTGAACAAGACGGCATAGCCGTCTCCCTGCTTTTCGATTTTCCAATTTTTCGAGACCGTGTCTTTGAGATCGTATTCCGTCTCAGGCGGAAGGGATTTTGAGTGCGTGGCGCATGTGATATCCGGCGTAACCGTTCTTTGCGTAGCTTCGTGCGTCTGGCCATCTCCGTCCAAGGGCAGGGCCACATTTACGCTCACGGAAAACAGGCCGTTTCCTGTGCGCCAGATATACCCGTTTATGGAAGAATCTGCATGCTTTTCATTCAGCGTCCATCTGTACGCAGATGGATCCGGGGCCGTGTCGTCATCCGAGAAGCCAGCTTCATATTGGCTCACAAGTTGAACGCCGGATGAGGTATAAAGTCCATATTCATACATATAATCGCCGTCACTGTCCGGAGTACCTGCCATGTAGTCTAGTTTCATCACGCAGTTATGCAGTTCTGGAACCACCACGCTGGTGCTCGGAAAGCCAACATTTCCACAGGTAAACGCCTTGTATGCGTCCACCATGCCGGTATGATTTTCCAGCAGGAACGAAAGAAATTGCTTGATCGTCACGTCTTTGGCTGTATATGGCGCAACGGAGCTGTCGTTGAGGTAGGCCAGCTCTCCCTCGCAAAAGACTTTTTGACGCAGCATAAAATCCTGCTCATGGCTCATGGGCCTGCCCTCCCAGATGCGCACACCGTCTTGCTCTACGGACACGGTCGTGCGCATTTTTTGCAAAGCTGAGTGGGCCACATTGCCAAGCGGCAGGGTGAATTCCAAGCTACCGGCCTTGCTCACCTCCCGTGTCAAAGTTGGACTGATGAGCTTTTTTGTGTCCGTGTAGTCCGTTGGGTCGTAAATGCAGGTCTTTGTCTTCCACACGTCAACGCCGGTCTGGACGCCCGCATAAACTTTGTAGCTCATAAGCTGCCCCCCAGATATCGGATGCTGATGCTGCAATCCGCAGACGCCGCAAAGATGAGAGTACCTACAACGCCATCCGGCATATGCAAGCCCTCAATGTACTGCCACTCTGTAGACTTTGCAAGGATGCCAACCTCAAGGCCATTGAGAGACACCGCAATGTCGGCAGCGTCCTCGCTGCGCTTGAAGTAGATGCCCGCCGCTCTTGGTGCACCGGTGACGGTTACGGTGATGTCCTCGTTGGCTTTGAGCTGGATGTCCGTATAATTACGGATAATCGCCGTATCAAATACAAGGTCATCCCACAGCCAGTCATCAGAGCCGTCGTATACACTGCGCTTGAAGGGGCTGCAGGTGCCTGTGATGGTGAACGCACTGGAAAGCCGGTCGCGCGTCATGGACACGCTCCACAAGCCCTCCCAGTAGAAAGATGGGTCATTGTCGAACTTACATTGAAGCCATTTGCCATGGATGGCGTTTGCGATCCGGCTGTAAAGGGTCGGCCAGGTTTTTTTGGGCGCCCTGCACAGCAGCTCCATGGTAATGGTGCGCTTTTTGTAGTGTGGCCTGCCGTCCAAAGAACTGGTCAGGTTGAGCAGCGTATCAGAGCCTGGCACCTGTACCAGGTACTCGTCCACCTCCGCGCTGCTGATCTTCGGGCTGCCCACTTTGAGGTACAGACCCCAGTCCGTGAGGGTATGATAATCGCCGATTTTTGCGCCTTGCAATTTTGCCATTACACACCCCTCGCTTTCCTCGTCACGGTCACACCGATGCGCGCGTCAACATTTTGTGCCATTCTGGGCGAAATGACGCCCACCAGCTCGCCGGAATCCATGACCACCTGACCGGTGCCAATGGCAGGCAAATGCTCGTCCAGAAGCTCCTCGATGCGCTCCAGAATGCTGGTCTGCTTGTCTGCGTGGCTGCTCTGTCCAATCACGCGGTACTGCATCGCAGACCGCGTAGAAAACTCGTTCAGGCTGTCGTACACGCCCACATCGTCAAACGGGCTCTTGTAATTATTGACCGGGTCTTTGCTCTTTTTGTTTTTGGCCCACAGCGCAAGCCCGATGCCGCCAGCTGCAGCGCCCGCAGCGCCAACGCCCAGGATCAGGGCAAGGACGGGGTTCGCTGCCACAAAGGACACGATGCCGCCCAGTGCAGAGGTGATGCCGCCTGCCATGCCGGAAAAGCTCTGGACGATGCCGCCTAGTGCTCCGCCCACGCCGCCGGAGCTTGCAAGGCCCTGCACGATCTTAGAGAACGCCTTTACAGACGTAGTAGCACCATCCACTCCGGCAGTAATGCCGTTTGTGAAGATGCTCTGGATAGACCCCAGCGCCTTGCCGATGCCACCGCTGAAGTAGCCCTCATTGACTGCGGTCAGCGCGTCCGCAAGCCACTTAGAGATCACGTCACGCTGATCCTGCGACACTTCGCCCCAGATTAGATTGACAAAATCCAGAGCGAGACCGCCCCAGTCGCCATTTTTGGCGTCACTAAAGGCGCTTTTTACCAGCCCGAAAATTCCCTTATCCAGCTGGCCGGAAGCCTCGCTCAGCTGCTGGTCAATGCGGCTCTGGGTGCCCTTTACGCTCTTGTCGATAAGAGTAGAGGTCTCGTTCACCTTGTCTTGAACGCCGTCGATGTAGGTGATGATCTTCTCGTAGGTCTCCGCGCCGTTCTCGCCGACGCGCTGGCCGGTCTCTGTGACGGTTTTCTTGATATGCTCGCTGCCGTCCGCGTACTTTTCCACCGCCTGTTGCACCTTTGTGGTGATGCCGTCAAAGGTGGTTTCCGAGACGTTGGTAAAGGTGCCCAGCAGCGTTTTTGACATGTCGTCATAGGTCTTTGTGACCTTTGTGACCGTGCCGTTGACTTTGGTCTCGACCTGCTTAAAGGTCGTGGCAACACCGTTCACCATCTCCTTGCCGGTCGTGGTGGTGGTCTCGGTGATGCGGTCTTTGATCTTGCCGGAGCTGTCCTTGACCTTTTCGGCAAGGGTCTGGATGCTGGTGGTCACGGTACCCAGCGCATTCTGCGCGGTGGTGGTAGCCGTGCTGGAGATGGATGAAATGACCGTTTCGGTGGTGGACTTGGAGCCGGATTTTTTTCTGCCGGAAGAGCCGCTGCCTGTGGTGACGATGGAGCTGCCCCCGTTGCCATTGGCTGCC